GAAGTTTGTTCAACTCCTGTGGGTCGTAGGTTGCAAGGTCGCTGGTTCGATTATCAACAATGAGGATTTTGATTTCCTCGATGTCATCAACATCAATCCAATGAACCGCAATCTTTTCCCATCCTAATTGAACTGCTGCCTGATAGGTGTGATTTCCTGAAAGTATGTGTCGTGTCCGCTTATTGACCACGATAGGTCGATACTGCCCCATCTTGTTAAGGGACTCAATAATCGAGCCTATGTCGCCCTCACGCGGGTTCATAGGGTGAACCTTTATCTCATTGATGCCAACTGTCTCGACATCCTCAATCTTTGTATCGCTCTTCTCCCCGTTTGGCTCGGGTTCAACTGGCTTACGCTCGGGAAAGCCCAATCGGGTTTTAATCTCTTTGATGGCTTTTTGTTTTGTCGGTGCCTCGGTGTATAACTGCTCTTTCCAAGCCTTGTACGCCTCGCTATCGACCAAAAACTTCCATGCCCCTATCTTTACTTCAGGCTCGCTAGGTAAAGGCTTAGAGGCAATCGAACTCTTCTCCTCACCGCTGGTCAATCGGTCAAGGGTCTCAACCTCAGAGGCGCTAAATCCCGTTCCCTCCAACTCAGGCAAGGCTTGGAGCAAACTCTTCAAAAGAGGCTCGTTATATCCTGCAAGGTCGGTTAAGCGGTTATCGGCTAGAACTATCTTTCGGGCTGCTACTTCATCAACTTCGATATAAGTAACTTTAATTTTCTTCCAACCGAGTTTCTTCGCCGCTTTGTAGGTGTGATTACCAGCAAGGATAAAATTCGTACCGTACTGGACGACGATAGGGCGGTATTGTCCGTGCGCTTTAAGTGATTGTGCAATTGCGTCGATGTCTCCACGACGCGGATTTGTTGGGTATCCCTCGAGCGACGAAATAGCAACTGAATCAACCTGCCCTACCTTGATGTTGGCTTTCATTACAAAGTTGGTTTCGCTGGGCGTCCTCGTCTGCGTACGAGATTACCTTGAGAATCGAACTCAGGTTCTCTTGAAATGTCATTGCGGATGATTTTGTAAATCAATTGCTCTGATACTCCCATTGCTTCAGCAATCTCACGATAGGTAATGCGCTGTTTGCGTAGACGCAAAATCAACTGCTTGCGTCGCTTACCTAAATCTTGAATCTGTGATTGATGAGTGCGAATAGCATCAGTCAAAATCTTTACCTCGTCAAGACCTTTACCGTCTAACTCCGTTGCTTCCATTACTGTTGTCATTCTGCTACTCCCTCTTCGAACAGGCGTTCGACTGCTTCATCGAATTTAACTTTTTTCTCAATGTGGTTTGCTGTTGCTAAAAACTCTAACTGTGTCTTTGCTCTTGCTTTATCAAGGGCTATAAACATCGCTAGATAAAACGGGGCAACGATTAAACCTGCGAAAGCAAGTGCAACTGCTGTCCAAAAGAATTCTTGGTTCATCTAAACTTCCTCTCTTTTTCTACCCCGCGTATGTAAAGCACTAATGAATTTTTGTCGTTGCGTGGCGGTAAGAAAATTAACGATTTCATATATTGCGAAGAGTCATCGGGTAGAACTCCTGCATCAACAATTCCGTCAATCGCCGCCTTTACAGATGGATTACATGCCCCTACATCTTGAAGGCGACCCCCTTTTTGATGCGGTTCAACTGTGACACTAATCCATGCCATGGGAGGTATCCTCTCACTTTTAGCCAAAAGTTGAAAACCGAGCCTCCACTCTTTCGTGAGGGTTGCTCTTTCCCAGCGGTTCCCAGCGCGTTCGGCGTTGGTCGTCCAAGGACGCTGTTCGAACTCAAGTCGGTAAATGACCTGTTCAGATTCTTCGGCATGACATAAGCAATACATGGGCTAAGCATCAGAGCCTTCTTTCCTAATGTCAAATTGCTCCTTTTGTCCTAAATTGTCTATTTTCCACCAATTGCCTGAATTGTCACAAAATGGTATATCTTGGGCGGATTCGACCTTCATAATCAGATAACCCAACTCACGGGCTTTGTCACGATTAGATTCGACCCAGCCGTGACAGCCAGTAGTTCCCGAGCCACATAATGCAATGAGGTTTGCGGGCTGATGGAGCAACTCATTCTTTGAGCCTCCCATCATTCGAGGTCTCCTATGATGAACTGATACGCCCCATAGAAAATCCCCGCCACACTTTTCGCATTTGTATCCGTTGCGACCTAGAACTGTGAATCGGGTTTCGTCACTAACTTTGAGAGGTCGAGGTTTAGCCATTGAAGTCTCGAGTCCGCGATGGCGTCCAAGCAAGCAGGGCAGACCTTTGCGCTCGTCTGCGTCGCCACCTGTACCACCAATCTACAAATCGCAATATCCTCATAGGTCAGATGCCAACTGCCCATTATCAGTTTCCAATGAAGCATCTTTCCCCTTTTGAAAATTCTTTCGTATCTCTTCTAAATACTTTTGCGCTTGCTCATACGACAAAGCATTTTGTTTTGCCTCTTCGAACTCACGGCTAAGCGCCTCACTTCGAAGGCGCTCTTTTTCCGAGCCAACACGAACTCTCCAATGCCGATTCAGATGGCTGGGGTTAATCGCCTGGTCAGAGTTAGCGTAATGGAAAGAAACGATTTTCTTTGCTTCCGCCAAAGTCATGTCCGAGTCAAGGGATTCTGCCCATGCACGAACTTTCAATTCATCAACCTGAACTCGAAGGTCATAGATGCCCACAAAACCCAGCAAGAGTGCGATGTCAGAAAGATTCATTCCGTAATTTTTCTGATAACTCGATTGCCTTGATTGCTCCAGTTTCATGTTTGGTCTTAACTCCCACTCCTCTTAGAACTAAATCCATTTGACGCATCGTGGGAACTGTCCCAATGTAATCGAGAGCCAACTCAATCTGTTGCTCGCTATAGCCTCGGGCTTCGGCTGCCTTGGTTATCTGAAGGAGCGAGTGCCATGCTCCCTTGCCTAAAGGTTTGACTCTTTGCTTTTCCCACCATCGTCTAGCAACTACTTCAGCGAGCGCGATAACTGCGATAGCAGTTTCGTCGCTCTTTGTTGTAGATAGGACGGGTGTATAGGACGGATGCTGCGGAGTGGAGTTGGGGAGTGAGACCTCCAAAGTTGGGGAGTGGAGGGTATCTGAGTTGGGGAGTTCGTCATCTTCGATAGGTAAAGCCTCCCCAACAGAGTTGGGTAGTTTTTTCCATAAAAGTTGATAGGTCGTCGCCTTGCCTCGAGAGTTTCCCTTGCTGATTATCTTGATGTGTCCCTCTTCAACCATTTGATTGATGACCTTTCGGACATACTCGATAGAACAGCGACCCTTTGCAGCCAACATTTTCTGAGATGCAAAAAAGCGCCCATCATCGTGAGAGATGTCTGCAAGGGCAAGATGGATTAAAAGTCGAGTCCCGTCATAAGGTGAATCGGACCAAACCTTTGTTATCCATCTGATACTCACAAATTACCTCCGCAATGTGGGCAACATTTATTGCGCCCTTGTTTTTCGACGACTCGATTTTGTACCCAACTCAATCCCACATAGACCTTACAGCCATTACGAGATTCTTTCAGTCTTGCAATTCGACCTGTCTTATGGAGAACGGACAATACACCCGAAGCGGTGCCATGGTGAAGTCCAGTAATTAAACTAAACTCTTTCCATGTCAAACCGCGTTCGTAGTTTTCATTGAGTAAATCAATTGCTTGAGCCTGACGCATTGCAGTCTTTCCTGACTTATCCGCCTCTACTGCTCTAGCCTTTGAAGTATCCGTCCCGCTGTGTCCTGAAGTTTGGTCGTAAGGCAACTCAGGCATTAACAGTAACGATTGGCTCCTCTGTTGTTGTATCATTGGTGTCCTCTTCCAATTTAGGTACGATTAGGTTTGCCTGTTGCTCCTTGAACTTCACGCGAAATTGCTCAAGCAACTCAGGGTTATATGAGTCTTTGTTTGTCGTGATGTACTGACCGATTTCAGCAAGTGAGTCAATGGTCGTCGCTTGTGTAATCATTGTTAAGAGTGCGTTTGGCGCTAAAACATCTTTGGCACTTGAACGCTCGTAACTCGATGAGTCAGGGTCAGGTTCATCTGTCGGTAGGGATAGCGCTTGAAGTAACGCAGTTCGAAATGCAACAGACATTGCCTTCGCTGTTGCCTTGTCACCTGCATCCATTGCCTCACCTACCACCGTTGCTTTGATTGAATCACCATTGGCTCCGATAAATGTGTAAGTAACTTTTACTTTCACATGTCCCATTGCTGTGCGGTTGCGTCCAATCTCAACTGTTGCATACTCGTAATCCTCAACTGATGGAACAACGATTACGCCGTACTTTTGAAGTGCTGGAGATACTGCATTAACAACTGAATCAATGCCACGGAAATTAAATCCCTGAGCCTGATTCTTGTCTTTCTTTGCGATTGCTCCAACTTCCTTCATGATTGCGCTCATTGCTTGAGCGATTGGAAGTGCTGTTGTTTCTGTCATGAGTTCCTCTCTCAATCTGCTATGACGAACGAAACCGAAGTCTCGGCTGGAATTACTCGAACCGATGGCACAATTTCGCCTTGAGTTGATATTACATCACCTGAATCCGTAAGTAAAGCATTTAGAACCTTTTTGTCGATTTCTTTTTTAATGCGAATCAACTCAGGTTCGCCCTTTTCTGCCCACGCTAAGAACTCAACTTCGTTCTGAATTTCAATCTTGGGACGCCCAG